TAGCTAGTGCAGCAGCTGCAGCAAACTCTGGAGCAGCGCCAGCGGTAGCAAACAAACCATTTAATACTGGCAACAATGCATTGGATCCCATTCTAAATACCAATTTTAAGACAAGTTCAGCATCAACTATGGCTAATAGAAGTGGAATAGTAAGTAACAATATGTGGTCTTCATCTCCGGGAGGTAATTTGGATACCGGTTATATTAATCCATGGGCTATAGTGTAGGAGAATTATAAATGGCAAGTGTAAAAGATTTTTCTCCGGAAAGTATTGAAATAACAACTTGGGGAGGAACAGTTGAAGATATTACTGCATTATGTCCGTTATTTCAGTATTATGAAGATATAGATGAACCTTTTGTTCGAGCAACATTAGCGGTAATTGATAGTGGTGCCAATTTAATTAAAACCGCCCCAATTCAAGGTGGAGAATTAGTAACTATAAAATTTAATTGTGCTGCAGATGCAGTGTTAGAGTCTTTTGAATTAAAATTTAGAATTTGGAAAGTTTATAATAGAAAATTTAGTGCAAATACACAAACATATAGTTTAGCTTTGTTACCGAGTGAGGCATTTACAAATCAATATCAGAGAGTTGTTAAAAAATTAAGTGGCAAACCAAGTGAAATAGTAAAAGATTTACTTAAAAATTATCTACAAACTGAGGAGGAATTAGATATAGAATCTACCGGAAACAGTATATCATTCTATCCAGCAAGAAAAAGTGTAACTTCAATTATAAGAAATTTATTAGTTAGATCAGTATCACAGAATGCATATAACAATATTGGACTTGGGTCTTCAAAAAATAATACAGTTTCTACTGAAAACAGTGAAAATGATAAGACCGTAAAAGGAACTGCAGGTTATTTATTTTTTCAAAACAAAAACGGATTTGTATTTAATTCTATAGATAAACTTTGTGATGACGGTAAACAAAATTTTGATGGTAAACCAGCAATTGCTGAATATTTTGCTTCTCCTGCATTAGATTATGCTGGGTCAAAAAATAATTATTATACAATAGAAGCATACAGATTTACAACAGAGATTGATCTTTTAGACAAAATGCAGAGAGGTGTCTATTCAAATAAGATGGTTTTATATAATTATGCGACTGCAGAAACTGAAGAAATTGTTTATAATATGAAGGACACATTTAACAATATGGCAAAATTAGGATATCAAGATAATTTACCTATATTTGCTACTACTGTTGATGGTGAAAGTGAATTGCCTCCATCTAGGGTAATGTCTATGGTAATTGATAATGAAAGTTGGAATTTTAGTGAAGAGGTTGGAGATCCTGAAGAGGGTGGTGATGGTGGTGGATATCCTGACGAAACGAAATATCTTATCGCCCAAGGAATTGCTAGAAGAAATGTTCTAGAACTACAAAAATTAGAAATTAATATCCCAGGAAATTATAATTTAACAGTTGGTGAAAAAATTAAAATATATCTGCCAAATATGGCATCACAAGAGGAAAGAAAAAGAAATAACTGGGATAATGAATCAAGTGGAAAATATTTAATATCAAAATTATCACATAATTTTAATATGGCAGATGAAACCGGACAAACTTTTGAAACTAGTTTGACATTAATTCGTGATACATATGGTATAGAAGAAGAACCAAGTAAAGTAAAGGGATAATATGGATCCAGTTTTATCTACAATATTTCCAACATATAATATCGGATCTGATGGATTTAACTGGTTCATCGGACAGGTTGAAAATGTTATTGACATAAAAAATAGCGGAAGAGTTCAAGTTAGAATTGTTGGGGTTCATCACAAAAAAGGAACCGTAACTAAAACAGAAGATCTTCCGTGGGCTAATGTTATGTTGCCTGTGAATGTTCCTTTCGGAACAGGTCAACCTGCAGGATCTAATAATTTAAAGGTTGGTGCTTGGGTTATTGGTTTTTACTTGGACCCTGACGGACAGAAACCATTAATTATCGGCAGTATAGCAAGCACACAAGCTTCAACATTTAAAGATGTACAGGATATTCTTCCTGGATTTGATAGTTTAGAACTTTCTAATAAAAGAGTTACTGGTAACACTCTATCAGAGGCAGTTAATGGGGCTATTCATAGATCAGCATCCGAAGTTAAAGACGGAAAAAATGAAAAGGGGGCGTCAACTGAAGGTGGAGAACCTGCTGCTAAAAAATCTGCTAAAAAAGGGGGAGTTCCTCCAGCATTGGCGGCATTAAAAGGAAGAAATAGTCCTACAAATCCAACCGGCGGTAAAGTATGTGTACCACTAGCTGATGCAAATTGTGATGCTAAAGATATAGGTTCTGCTATTAAACGAGTTCTATCAGAACTTTTAGCATCATCACAAAATTCTGGGGGAAATCTTGGCGATTATTATATTAGTAAGGCGAACGGTTTACTATACAGTGGTGTAGACATCCCAAGAGAATACATAACTCAAATTACTAGATTAACTAACTCGTTTGCCCTTAGAATTAAGAAAGAAATATTTTTTGGTATTAGGGATGCTATTGAAGAGTTAGTTAAATTAATTATTGGAGTTGAATCCGCAAAACAAGTAGCAGAAACGGCAGAAGATAAACCCAAAAATCCCAAAGAATCTTATGTTCCTAATACTGAACGTGGAAATTTTTTGCAGGAAGTTATTGACACATTTAATAAAATTTTGAATGAAGTTGGGTGTTCGTTCAAAAAAACTATTGATGATTTAATTAATTATTTAATTGACCTAATTTTAGAGTATCTTCAGGATGCATTTACGGCAGCAAATTGTTTAATTGACAATATTGTAAATTCAGCAGTTTCATTTATTGAATCTGGATTTACAAGTTTAGTTGAATCTGTTCTTGGTCCACTACAAAGTTTATTGGGAACTGCAGGTTCTTTCTTAAATATTGTTGGTGGCGTAATTAACAGGGTATTAAACATCCTTGGAATTAGTTGCACCGGTCCAGATCAAGATTGCAAGAAAGATAAAAATATTTGTAGTGATGGATCAAATGGCGAAGATGATGAAGATGAAGATGATGCAAGTTTCTTTGATAAATTAATCGAAGAAATTGAGAATGGTAGTTTAAGAGGAACAGATTTATCAGGAGATATTTCACAATTTACTAGAGGTGTTTGTGAAGATGCTACACAAAATTCTCAAAAAGATACAAAAGCTACATTAACTGGTGGAGTATTAAATGATTCGCAAACTAATACATATGTTGCTGTATCTGAAGCAACTCCAAATATTCCACTAAGTGTATCGGAATATCCAACTAGTTTCCCAAATACTATTACAACACCAGACTTAAAAAGAGATATTTCTGATAACGTAGATTATTTTATAACCGCCCAAGAAGATCAAATTAAATCTGGAGAAATTGCTAAATTTGATATTGTGGGACCAGAACGCAATGGAGTTTTGGAAATTGATTACATTGAAGAATCTTATAATATAGCATCTGAAGCGGGTGTAGTATATCCGCCTTGTATTATTTCTAGTGAAGATGGTCAAGCATTTGGATTAGAGATTGAAGTTTCTAGGGGTGAATTTGGCGAAGCATACCTTAGAATTTTAAATCCTGGTAGAAGATTTTTGATTGGTATGTCTTTTATTATTAATGGAAGCAAGATAGGTGGTGAAGATGGAACAAATGATATTCCATTTACAATTACGTTAGTTGGCGAATTACTAGATCTTAAAATATTTGGTGATGTATTTGAGAAAAATTTATTAGATAGTGAACGTGGATATGAAGAATTTAGTGAGTTACTTTATACAGAACCAAAAACTATTAGTTTTGTTACGGTAAAAAATACAACTGTTGAGATGCCATCTTTTCTTGGCGTTGAAATTTTACAAAAAAGAGCAGCGGCTAGTGTAACAATTTGGGATGAAAAACCAGAAGATCAATTTCCAGAGGAAAAATTTAATAATAAATTAGTTACAATTACAACAGAAAAAGATGAATATCTAGAAGGAGAAACAATTGAGTATGTAATTGAATCAGTTGGATATGAAGAGGGAACTACATTTACATATGAATTG